TACCACCAAGACCTACTTCTTTGAGGTGGGCGATGCACAGTGTGAGATTATGTTCCGTGCGCTGGATGATGCGGATGACGTAGCTAACCTGAACTCTCTTGAGCTTACGTTTGCATGGTTTAACGAGTGTCGTGATATACACCCGGATATTGTAGACGCTATGTCCAAACGGATAGGGCGGTTTCCATCAAAGAAGGATGGCGGTCCTACGTGGTATGGAATGTGGGGAGATACCAACCCGCCCACGATGGATACGTGGTGGTACTATCAGATGGAAGGGCTGGATATTGAGGATGGTATTAGCCCGAACCATAACGGGTGGGCGGTGTTCAAGCAACCTAGCGGCCGTAGCGATGCGGCGGAAAACGTAGAGAATCTTCCGGATGGGTATTACGACATACAGGGTCGCAGTGATGAGTATATTCGCGTCTATATCGATGGGGAATACGGGTTAAGTTCTGCCGGGCAGCCGGTGTATAAATACTTTCGGCCCGATTACCATATGGCCGATGAAGTTCTTGAACCGATCATCAATGGAATTCGGCCGGTTATTGTTGGTATGGATCTGGGTTTGACGCCTGCGGCTGTCATTGGTCAGAGTGATCCGCGTGGCCGTGCGTTGATATTTGACGAGGCTGTAAGTTTTGACATGGGCGTACAGCGGTTCGCTCGTACCGTTCTAAAACCTTTACTCAATGAAAGGTTTGCTAGTGCTCCTGTAACTATCGTTGTTGATCCTGCCGGTGTGCAGCGGGCGCAAACCGATGAGCGCAGTGCTATTGATATCTTACGTGCCGAAGGGTTGAAAGTTATCGCGGCCAGAACCAATAACGTTACAGCCCGGTTAGGTGCAGTGGACGATTACTTGATGCGGCACGTTGATGGCGATAGTGCGTTTCTCGTTGATCCCCGTTGCACTGCGCTAAAAGCCGCAATGATGGGCGGGTATAGGTTTCATCCGAAGACGGGTGCGATTGAGAAAGGTAAACATTCCCACGTTGCAGAAGCTTTACAATACTTAATGTTACATATTGCATCTGTGTCTGAGGGAAGTATAATAGCCGCACGGCGGGATATTAAACCTCTCTCTGCCGTAGGCTGGACATAGTTACCCCTGTCCAGTAGTTACCTCCTTCTCAGGTTGTTCTCCCTGTCACCCTGAGTTTTCCCTCTCCCGCTGGTTTACCCCAAGGAACCAGCGGGAGTTTTTTATTGTGTAGGAATAAGTTGTAGGCTATATCTTAGAACCAGTAACTTATTGGAGGATTTTTACGATGCCTATGGTTGCTGGTAAAAAGTATTCATACGACAAAGAAGGTATGGCCGCCGCTGCTAAAGCCAGCGCGATGGCTAAAGCAAAGCCGACCGCTACGAAGAACCCAATGAACCCTATGTCATCGCCGCCAAAGGCTGCGTAGGATGGCAGGACTTAACTTTCTTCGCGTTGTTGACAACGCGTCTTTAGTCGAGCAAGAGCGTGACGATGCGCGGCGGGCTATGGAGGAGCGGCAGAACGAACCGCTTATCCTTGGTCTATCGGCGTATCTTCGCCATGCGTTTGAGGCCGCGAAGAGAGCTAAGGATCCTATTGAAACAAATATGCTTCGAGCTTTACGGCAACGCCGTGGTGAGTATGAAGCCGCTAAACTCTCTGGGATTCGAGCACAAGGCGGGTCCGAGATTTACATGATGCTTACGGAAGTTAAGTGTCGTGCTGCTGAGAGTTGGCTCCGTGATATTCTGATGGATACGGGGTCTCCCCCTTGGAATATAAAGCCTACACCGCTCCCCACCCTACCTGATGCGCGAGATCAAGTTATAACTGAAATCTTAGGTGAGCGTGTCCTTGAGTTTATTCAGACGGTCGGGCAGGCACCTTCCCCGGTTGAGGTTGATGAGATCCGTGAGGTTATTGCTCAGGATATGCGCTTCGAGATGCTAAAGGATGCGCAGAATCGTGCCGATAAAATGAAGCGTAAGATTGAGGATCAGTTTGCCGAAGGTGGTTATGCGTCTGCGTTCAATGAGTTTATTACTGACCTTGTAACGTTTCCATGTGCAATAATTAAGGGTCCAGTTATACGCCGTCAGCGTAAACTTGGTTGGGATGTCGATGCTGATGGTAGTACTGTTGCAGTGACTACTGAGGAGCTTGCACCAGAGTATGAGCGTGTTGACCCCTTTAAGTTTTATCCGGAGCCGGGAATCTCATCCATCGATGATGGGTATGTATTCGAGCATCACCCCCTCACTAGGATGGACCTTGCTGACTTAATTGGAGTGCCCGGATACGACGATGAGGCTATTCGTGCAGTCCTAGAGTATGGTAATGGTCAGAGTTGGATTACGCCTTTCTCTGCACAAGAGCAGGATGATCTAGAAAGTAAGCACAGCACGGAGAACCGCCCCACAGAAATATTTGACGCGCTCGAGTTTTGGGGTAAAGTTAGTGGCCGTATGCTTATTGAGTGGGGGTTAAATGAAGACGAAGTTACCGATCCTACCAAAGAGTATGATGCTAATGTATGGGTGATCGGTAGCTACGTAATTAAGGCTATTCTCAATTATGATCCCTTAGGGGAGAAGCCATATGCTGCTACCTCTTTCATTAAAAACCCCGGTTCGTTTTGGGGTAAAGGTATTCCAGAAATTATTGAGGACTTGCAGAACGTTTGCAACGCATCTGCGCGTTCGTTGGTCAATAACATGGGTATCGCTTCTGGTCCTCAAGTCGAGGTTAACCTTGAGCGTATCCCAACAAATGAGGACATTACACAACTTCATCCGTGGCGTATTTGGCAGGTTCTGAGTGATCCGCTAGGTTCGTCTGCCCCGGCTGTCCGGTTTAATCAGCCGAATGATAATTCCGCGCAGTTGATGGCAGTCTACGAAAAGTTTTCCAAGCTGGCTGATGATCATTCCGGGATACCCTCGTATATCTACGGTGATCTAAATGTGCAGGGCGCAGGTCGTACCGCATCTGGACTGTCAATGTTGATGGGGTCAGCAGGTAAATCTATTCGGCAAGTTGTTATGCACATTGATGCAGACATTATAAAACTTATTGTGCACCGTCAGTTTGTCTACAACATGCGGTACGATACAGATGAAGAACTAAAAGGTGATGCGCAGATTATTCCGTTGGGCGCGATCAATCTTGCTGTTAAGGATACGGTTAATACTCGCCGTGTTGAATTCTTGCAGGCCACTGCTAATGAATTTGATATGGAGATTATCGGTAAAGATGGACGCGCAGCTATCTTACGTGAAATTGCAAAGAGTCTTCAGATGCCTGAAGATGAGGTTGTGCCTTCCCGAGAGAAAGCTTCCTTAGAGTTTCGTGCTGCACAGCAGGAAGCTCAGCTTGCGCTCGGCCCGCCTTCCCAGAGCGGCGCAGGGGCACAACCTCAAGCCTTAGATCCAGCGGGTAATCCCGCTGGCGGGACGAATCTAGTTGCTAACCAAAATACGGGAGCGGCTATATGATTCAAGCTGACGAGCGTACGCTTAAGGCGTTTAGTCATATCTCACAAAATGTGCCGGTCGCAGTCGAATGGCTTGAGTCGTGGCATACTTTAGAGTTAGAAAGGTTACCACAGGTTACGAATAACGTGGCAGTTGCACAGGGGCGCTGTCAGGTTTTGGGGGAACTTATCTCCCTCATAAAGAAAGCCCCTGAGTCAGTAGCATAGCAATATGCAGCTACTTCATTAACCAACGCATACCGATAGGAGCGTATTATGGCAGTACCAGAGCAAGTTCGTAAGCAGACTGAGGAAGTTCAACAGTTGTATGCTAACCTTAACACTTCGTCCGAAGAGTCGCCTGTAGACGGTGAAGCTGAAGCGATGCCTGTTGAGGGCCATGCACCATCTGTAGATTCCGACAGTGCGGCCGAAGTTGCTAATATTTCCGAACCCCCTGAGCAGGGTTCAGAACCCCCAGAAGAGAGTTTTGAGCATAAATACAAAACTCTACAAGGCATGTTTGATTCTCAAGTTACGCAAGTTCATGCACAAAATCGTGATCTTGCAGGACGAGTCGATCAACTTCAGCAGTTACTTGCAACTATGGAGTCCGCTCCAACGCAACCTGTTGAAGCGCCAGCTCCTGCATCTCTTTTATCTGACAACGAGATTGAAGAGTATGGAGAGTCCATTGATATTATGCGGAAGGTAAGTCAGGAAGTCTCTAGTAGTCACGAGCAGCAACTAAATGCGCTCACACAGCAAGTGCAGCAGTTACAAGGTGCGCTTGTTCCCCGTGTGGAGCATCTTGCACAGCAACAGACTCAGACAGCCGAGCAAACTTTCTGGTCAGATTTATCAAGTGCAGTACCAAATTGGCGTGCGATCAATGATAACCAAGACTTTCAGGCTTGGTTATTAGAGGTTGACCCCCTGTCTGGTATGCCACGGCAAGCTTTTCTTGAAGACGCTCAGCGTAATATGGATGCTCGTCGTGCTGCAGGATTCTTTACTTCTTGGCCGGGTAGTACAGCGCCAGCTCAAAATACGAGTCCCAAACAGTCTTCGGAACTTGAACGTCAAGTTGCGCCGGGAAAAGGCCGCAGTGGTCCTGCTCCCACTAGCAATGAGGGAAAAGTCTACACCACTAAGGACATTACAAAGTTCTTTGATGATGTACGATTTGGAAAGTTTAAGGGTAAGGAAGCTGAACGGGATGCTATCGAACAGGACATTTTCGTTGCACAACGAGAAGGTCGTATTGTCAACGCGTAGTTAATGAAGGGATGTAATCATGGCTTACGCAACTTCCCCGGGCCATCCGGCCTATACGGGCAACTTTATTCCAGAGATCTGGAGTGGGAAGCTCATCGAAAACTTCTATGATGCCACCGTTTTGGCGGCGATCGCAACCACTGACTATGAAGGCGAGATCAAGGCTCATGGTGATACGGTTAACATCCGTACCACTCCTGAGATCACGATCAACGACTATGTTAAGGGCCAAACGCTAAGCGTTGAAAACCCTGACAAGCCGAAGCTGCAACTCCTCATCGATAAAGGTAAGTACTTTGCCTGCGTCGAGGATGATGTAGATCAGGTTCAGTCTGACATCGCCATGATGGATCAGTGGTCTAAAGATGCTTCCGAGCGGATGAAGATTACGATCGACACCGACGTACTCGGTAATATTGCCACCGATGTTCCAGCAGCTAATAAGGGAACGACGGCGGGCCGCATCTCTGGCGATATTGATTTGGGTGTCGCAAGTACCCCCAACGCAATTGATGCCACTAGTGCGATTGCTGAGATCATCAATCACGGTACAGTGTTGGATGAGCAAAACGTGCCTGAGTCGGATCGCTTCATGGTGATCCCGGCTAAAATGGCGGGCTATATTAAACAGTCCGACCTCAAGGACGCTTCGATTACGGGTGACGGATCTACGCCGCTTCGTAATGGTCGCCTCGGTATGATTGACCGCTTTACTCTCTATGTATCGCACAATCTGCCAAAATCAGGTTCAGAGTTTACGATCTTCTCCGGACATAAGGTAGCGCTTACCTTTGCTTCGCAGATGACCAATATGGAAACTCTGCGGTCTGAAACCACCTTTGGCGACATCATTCGCGGGCTTCAAGTTTACGGCTACAAGGTCGTTAAGCCGGAAGCAATTACCGCTGGCGTCATCACCCTGTAGGTCATAAGGAGGGTTTAATTATGGCTGCATATACAGACTCGCACGGCTTTGATAAAGGTTCTGCGGCACATCCTGCCAAAGGCACTAGCAGAGTCGGCTACATGGAAGTCACGCTTGACTTCGCTACCATTACGGCAGATAGAGCCACCGCAGGTGCAACCGCACTTGCCGCTGGTGATTCTATCCAAGTACTGTCTATTCCGGCTAATACGCTGGTTCTGGCAGTTGGTGCAACAACTGAAACTGCTGAAGGCGCAGCGTCAACATTTGATATCGGTTTGACCGGTGGGGATGTTGATCTGTTTGTTGATGGTGGAGACGCTAACTCGGCGGGAACCACTTCATCAAACGGTGCTGGTCTCGACGGCGATAATCAGAGCCATTACTTTGCAGCGGCAGATACTATTGATATGCTTATCGGTGTATCTGGTGCCGTAACGGATTCGGCGAAGATTAAAGTCTGGGCGGTCGTTGTTGATTGCTCGTAGCACTTCTAGGGATGTAGGGGGTTTCGGCCCCCTACTACCTATTTGGAGATTTAGTTATGGCAGATGATTTTCTAGCAACCCCCGGCCGTTGGCTTCGTCATAAGAAAGACGGAACTATCTATGGTTGGACGCAGATTCTTGCAAAAAATCCTTCTGTGGAAGAAGTGACCGAAGAGGTAGCTTTTCCAGAGCGGCATATCCCCAAAAAGCAGAAGGCTCGTAAGACTAAGCTTGCGCTTGCAACTGACGAGTCTAGTGTTGAGGAAGCGACTGTTTCGCCTAAGAAACGGTCTAAAGCCCGTGATGCCTTAAACGCCGACGCGACTAAGGGACTGCCAAAGAAGCGTGCAAGAACCAAGACGGGTCATTATAAGTCAGACGATCCCTCGACGCCTGACGTAAACGAGGCGTGGGACGATGATTCTTAACGACGTTATTACGGAAGTTCGTCGTATTCTTCAGGATGAAACGGTCACTTACCGTTATAGTGATGCGTTTCTTCTCGGACTCTGCAACCAAGGACTTAAAAGAATCCAGTTGTTGCGTCCGGATTTATTCTCCTACCAAGGCACAATGACTTGTGTGCAAGGTGAGGTTCTACAGAGCGCTCCCGCTGATTCTTTACGCATTATCGAATGTTTTTCCATTGTCGGGGGCGGCGGTCTTGTTGAGGCCAAGCGGGAGGTATTGGATCAAACTGTGCCCGCATGGTCTAGCGCTACGCAAGGTGCGGCCGTAAACTGGATGCGGCATGTACGCAACCCTAATAAATTCTTTATATCCCCACCTGCGCCAGCTAGTCAGACGCTAAAGATAGAGTACTCACAGGTTCCGCCAACGTATGATGGAACGACCACTGTGGCTTTGTTACCAGACTCATACTTACCCGCATTGGTTGATGTAGTAGTGTTTTTAGCTGAGTCTGTCGATAATGAGCATGTCACTAGCGGTCGTGCGAAGATGTATCAGGAGTTGTTCCTAGCAGAACTTGGTGCATCAACAGCTTCGTTGCCAGTAACTGATACAGAGGATGCTGGGCTGCAAAAACTACAAGTTGAGGTGGTCTAATGTCTACTCGTACCTTCGCTGATATGGTTCCCCGCCTTGCATCGAGCGTGCCCGGGTGCCCAAATCTTGTGATTGAGTATGCCATACGTGATGCTGCAATCGAAGTGTGCGAACGTACCGGTGCGTGGCGTTATAAGCAGGCCGATGTTACGCTTACTGCTGGTACGTTTGAATATGCTTTTGTTCCGCCTGACTCTAATTCCGAAGTGCATTCTGTGCTTACTTCTACGATTAACGATTCACCAATAAAATTTATTACGATTGAGCAGGCTCATCGTCTATATGCTGATTATCCTTCGAGCGACTCGGATGATCGCGCCACCCCACGGTATTTAGTCTATGTATCTGCTGATAAGTTTCAGACAGTGCCGGTACCGAATAGCAGTCCCACTTATAAGGTAAAGATGCATGTTGCTCTTAAGCCAGTGCGAACCGCTACCGCTATGGATAAAGGCGTGATGGATGATCTCGAGGATGTGATTATGCATAGTGCTTTACAACATCTTCTTGTGCTACCGGAGCGCACTTGGTCAGATCGAGAGTTAGCTTCATATCACGCAAAGCAATATGCTTTCAAATCGGCAGAGCGCCGTGCGCGGGCTAATGTTGGGCCGGGTCGGGCTGTACAAACTGCTATCGGGTCGTCGTTCGCGTAAGGAGTAAAGTATGACTGCTCTATTTAAGAATAATGCGTTTAGCACTCTTGACAGCGGTATTAGTGATGTTGCTACCTCTATAGCTTTAAGCTCTGGAGACGGTGCGAAATTTCCTTCTCCTACGGGAGTTGAATACTTTTACGCAACGCTTATTGATACCTCTAATAACCTTGAGATTGTTAAATGTACCTCTCGTTCAACCGATACTTTGACGGTTGTACGCGAACAAGAAGGTACGACTAAGCGAGCTTATTCAGCAGGTGATCGTATTGAGATGCGACTTACTGCAGCGGGGCTTACTGCGAGTACGGCTCTCGCTGGCGACTACGCTACTAAGATCAATGGTGCAGTAACTGGAAGTGATTATAGTGCCAAAGCTTGGGCATTAGGCGGCACTGGAGTAACTGATACTGCTAGTGCTGGCGCGGCAAAAGAATGGGCGACTGAAACCAGTGGGACGGTAGATGGGACATCGTATTCCTCTAAGGAGTATGCGCAAGGCACACAAGCGTCTACGGGCGGCTCTGCTAAGTCTTGGGCACAGGACACAGACCAAGTAAACGGTGCAAGTACTAACGATCGGAGCGCTAAGAACTGGGCGCAAGGCGCAACTATGACGGGTTCTACCCTTGGTGGTTCTGCTAAGGACTGGGCGCAGGTTACTGGCGGTACGGTAAACGGATCAGAGTATTCGGCAAAGGAATATGCAACAGGTACAACAGCAACAAGTTCTAAAACTTATGCAACTAAGGTAGACGGTGCTGTAACTGGCACAGATTTCAGTGCAAAAGCGTGGGCTATTGGCGGTACTAATGTTACGGATACAGCTAGTCGGGGCGCGGCTAAAGAATGGGCTACTAAGGCCGAGAATAGCACCGTCGATGGTTCTGGATATTCTGCGCTTCACTGGGCCGCTAAAGCGGCTGCGAGCGCAACTACCGCTACAACGCAAGCGGGTACTGCCACAACGAAAGCTAGTGAGGCATTAACAAGCGCGAACAACGCCGCAAATTCCTTTGACTCGTTCGATGATAGGTATCTAGGGGCTAAGTCTTCAGATCCCAGTGTCGATAACGACGGCGATGCTTTGATTG